TGATTCTTTAGCTATCAATATTGGTAAAATGTTTTCAAAAGATTTTGAGGACGTATTTCCTTTTATAAATCATACTTTAAAAGACTATCACTCACAAGGAAGTAATCTATTAGATTTTATGAAAGATCAAAATTTAATTAGAGTACAATTTAGAGGTAAAACCCGAAGAGGTGTTTTAGATTTAGAAACAGGAAGAGCTTCGGGTAGTTGGGGAGATACTATTTCTAGAGAAGTCCAAGTTATAGATAAAGAATTACTTAAACTCCAAGAAGCTGAAAGACGAGTAACTATATCTAGGCGGCTGGGGGTTACTTCTGCGAGAGACCGCTTGTATGTTAAAGCAGGAAAGAAAACTTATGTAGATGCAAGAGGGAATGACACAGGTTTACCCCTTATATCTCGAGATAAATTTCCTGACTATGATGAAAAACAAATTGATCGTGAAATAGCACAGATGCTAAATCATGTAATGGACGTAGAATACGGAGTAGACAATGAGTTTTTTGGATTCATGGACGATGTTGTTAGATTTAGAGACCCTAGAGGCAACTCGAAATATTATGACAGTATCAACGAATTTAGGCATGAAATACTTAACCGTGGAGAGCAAGGTTATGGTCTCATGGCAACAGCTAAGTACCATGCTCAACGAGGTCAAAATTTCCGTACTACTGCCTTTATAGATTCTCGAGGTCGTGTTTATCATAGAGGTTATTTAACACCTACAGGCGGCGAAGTAGTTAGACCCTTTTTAAATTCGGGTCGAGCAATAAGAATGACAGATGAGGCCTTAGATGAATTACAAATTCAAATAGGTGCTTTAATTGGGCCTGGAACAGAAGCTTTAACTCAAAATGGGCGTAGAGCAATATTTAATCGTAATCGTGAAAAAATATTAGAGTTAGGAAACTTAATACAATCTACCACTCAAAGAGACAGACGTATTAGATCTTTTTTAGAACATCCGTTAATAAGAAGTCTAGAAGGTCCAGAAGTTCCTAAAATGGCTCGTATGGCTCTTGAATATTCAAGAATACAAAAACATCTCGATTCAGGACAACCTTTAAGAAATTACTTTACTAAGCTTATGATTGAAAACGACGCTAGTTCTTCTGGGGCTCAAATAATTGGGCTATCTACAGGTGATCGTGCTGTTTCTCAGGCTTCAAATGTTTTAGCTACAACACAAAAAAATCGTCTTTATGACTTAGTTGCAATGGATACAGTTAATGATCCTGAGTTTCTTAAAATACCTGCTTTACGTGATGCCAATCTTACTTGGGAAGATCTAGCTAAAGCTGCCAAGTCTCAAAACATGGTTTCATTTTATGGTGCAGGGGCTGCAACTAAGACTGCTAATGTAGCTAATAAATTTTCTAAAGTTTTAGACGACTTAGGTTATGTAACAATTACAAAAGATAATCTTAGTGCAAACCTAAGAATTATTGATGGAAAAATTAAAGTTGCTGATAGGCTTGGGGCCACTACTGTGTCTCAAGAATTAACTGCCTTTAGAAAAGAACTTATCGAATTAATTAATAAGAATGAACCTGTTGGAAGAACTCTCTTAAAACAGGCTCAAGATATTCACCCTGATGTGGGTGACTTTGTAAATAAATTGACTAATGCAAGACGAGGGATTATTGGTCCTAAAGAGTTTTCAGAAGTCTCAAGAATTATGTCAAAAAACTTGGCGCAACGTGCTCCAGTAACAGATAATTTTATTAATTATTGGAAAAATGTTGCTACAACTTATGTCAATGAAACACAAAAGGTAGATATACCTTGGGTAACGTTTGATGGCAAAATTATGACACAAAGATACCGTCCAAAAATACAAGAAAGAATTGAATTTAGAGATTCTGTAACAAACAGACGGATAGCTAACATCTATGAATCTGCTGCAGAAGACGGAAAGCTTTTAGGCAAAGGCTCTCTTAATGATGCACGTATTGGTTTAGGTGTTAATGGAAATCACAGCAATGATGCCGTTATCGTACGGCGATTCCACTTATGGGGTCGTAAAAATGGCGTTGAAACTGCTACAATCCACGATGCTTTCTTTACTAATATTGGTGAAGCGAGACGTGCGAAAGATGCTCTAAGAACCATCTATGCAGATGCTCTTGAGGGTGATACTATACGAAAGACTTTACGTGAAATGCGTAGACAAGGTCTTTCAAGAAAATCTTATAATAAACTCTTAGCAGAGGCTAAAAGATTAGGGTTAATTGACCCGCCAAATAAGATAACAAGAAAAGACATACTAGCGCCTATCCGTGAAGGAGAAGACTGGTATGGCATTGGTCCGTAGTTATTTGTAATAGCCTATAGGACTTTCAAAACAACCGTGTCTGTGACACAAATATTATATACAACTCAAGCTGTGCTTGAAAGGAAAAACTATGAGTGAAGAAAATAAAATTGAAGAAGAAACAGTAAATGAAGTAGAATCCAATGAAACTACTGAACAAGCAGTTCAAGAGGAAACCGTTGAAGCTTCAAGCAATGACGAGGCAGATCCGATTGAACGTGAGGTCCAAGACAGACTCGCTAAAATGAAGTCTAATATGGATCGAATGGCTAAAGAGCGTGATGAGGCTCTTAAAAAAGCAGCTGAAATTGAACAACAACAAAAACAAGAACAGATTCAGCGGCTAGAAGAAGAAGGAAAGCTACAGGAAGCTTTAGAAATGAAGCTTGCAGAAGCGAATGCAAAACTAAAAGTCTACGAAGAAGAGAACACGAAATTAAATCGTGATAATGTAGTTAATTCGCAACTAGGTGGTTTAGACTTCCGTAATGAGCGTAGTCGTCAAATGGCCTACCGTGATATTGTTGAGCAACTCGTTCAAAATGAAAACGGTACTTGGGTTCATAAATCAGGCACTACTATTCAAGATTTTATTCTTGCTTATTCAAAAAATGAAGATAATTCATTCCTCTTCCGTGTTAAGGCAAATTCTGGAGCGGGTACAACTACCTCATCTGGAACACCTAACGTAACTGAGCAAAAAAGTTTAGCTCAAATGACACAGGAAGAAGTTTTAGCAATGGCTGCAAAAGGCCAATTAGGTAATTATACATACTAATAGTTTAAATAAGGATTAATAATTATGGCTATTACAAACACAGATTTTCAAAATGTAGCTCTGGCTATCTCTGCTTATGCAGACGAAGCGTATACTACTGAGAAAAAACTAAACTCAACAGGTATCGTTGGACAGCGTGACGATATTAATGCTGACGGTGAATCATTTGTTGGTCAATTCCGTTGGTACAAACCACTAGCAGCAAATATCAATGTTGCGTCTCTATCATCATCATCAGATGGTACATATACAGACATCACAACAGATATTGCTAACTATGTTAAAACAGTTCGTACATTTGGTGCGCAGCAAGTTAACATGCAAGAAGTTGTTTCAAAGCAAGACGGTCTAGCTAAAATTGCTCGTGATTTTGCTCAAGTGCGTGGTGACGACGAAGGTACTGCTCTTATGAACGTACTAAAAGGTGTTGCGGCATACGAAGTAGCACTAGGTGATGCAGGTGGTGCAGGTAACGGCGGTCTAGTTGACTATGACACAGATGCAGATGCTTCAGCAACAGGAAACTTTGTTGATATTAACGCAGCTGGTGTATTTGGTACTGCAGCAAGCGGTGCGAATGATGAACGCAAGTTGTTTGACTCAACAGCAATTGGTGCTGCTCGTGGAGAGCGTCTATTCCAAGCTATTGGCATGGGCTTTAAAGACTACGAACCAGATTATATGTATCTTGTTACTTCTCCAGAAATTATGGCAGAAATGCGTGCAGCTAACTTGGTTGACGACACAACAGTTACAGATGGCAATCTAAACTTTAGCACAATCTTTGGTGGTAAGTTCCGTCTAGTAATGACTCGTGCAAACCAAATGCATACAGCCGCATCAGGCGACTTGAATGCACAATCAGACAAGTGTACTTTCATTGTTAAGCCAGGCTCTGTAACTTTTGCTCCAGTTTCAACTCCTACACCAGTAGAAGTAGATCGCAATGCAGCAGCGTATACAGGCGGCGGTTCAACAAACATTTGGTATCGTTATGGATTCATTATGCACCCAATGGGTTACGATTGGGCAGGTGCTACAAACGCATTTGCAACAAACGCTAACTTTGCAACAGCGGGTTCATGGGATCGTAAAATGGATGCCCTAAACCTAGGTATTCTACCTATCTTCCATTCATAATAATTAGGAGGAGCTAATGCCGTTAACTGTTAATACTAATAGTTATGTGTCAGTAGCCGATGCAGACACCTATTTCGAAACTCGTATAGACTCTGCAAACTGGACAAGTGCAGCAGAAACTTTAAAAGAAGATTCGCTTGTAACTTCGACACAGATTATCGATAACAATCCTTGGATTGGTTCGGCTGTTAGCTCTTCTCAAGCTTTAGCTTGGCCTCGTAAAAATGCTAAATACTATGATCCTCGTATGGGACAAGAAATTTCTATTTCTGAATCTGAGATCCCTGATCTTGTTAAAATAGCTGTTTACGAACAAGCTTTACATTTGTTAAACAACGAAGACCTTTTAGCTCAAACGACTCAAACTTACGAAAGCATTAGTATTGGTTCTATAAAATTAACTGATGCTAATAATGATGTAACTAGAATTTCTATTACACCTGCCTTTGTAATTAAACCATTAAGACCACTTATTCGAAGAGGGTCATTCGGTATGGGTTCAAGTTGGTGGAGGGCTAATTAATGTCTTTATCTGCAAAAGTAACTGCTGCTGTAAATAAAGCTTTTACTTCTGCTGGTGATTTAGTTAAACAAGGTACACTTTCTACTAAAGCTGTGTCAGGGTATAATTTTGGTACAAGAGAAACAGTTAGTACTACTACTAGTGCTAATGTTGATGTAATACTTCAATCAACCCAAAAGCCTTCTGGTGAAGGTTTTACAACTACTGCAATAATGAAATCAGGAGTTAATATATCTGTCTATGATACTTTAACTGTTGGTTCTAAAGTTTATAATATTGTCGATTATACGGATAATGAATTCACTATTGAAGCTATCTTGACTAAGGAGACTCAATAATGTATGACAACGTATTAGATGATATTGAAGCTGTTTTTGCTTCAGGTAGTTGGACAGCAAATAGTATTGATATTTATCCTGATAATTATCAGGGTACAATTTCTAACGAAAATGAATTTTGTAGACTTAACGTGTTACCTAGCAATAGTAATCACTATTCACACGGTGGTAATAAAGAATTGAATGGATTAGTAGCAGTAAAAATATTTGTTAAAGCTGGTGAGGGACAATCTCGCATTATGGAAATATCAGATATTTTAGATACTAATCTTGAAAATAAACGTTTAACAAATGGAACTGAGCTTGGAACATCTTATTTGAATGTAGAAGGGCTAGACCCATCTAATAAAGCGCTTTATAGTGCTAGATACATAATACCATTTAAAATATATGGAGAATAATAAATGGCTCATATTTCATCACTAGGTGCAGGTATCTTTTCTTACCTAGATATTTATAGCGGTTCATCAACCCCTGCATCAGAGACTGCTACTGGCTATGCTGGTCTATTCATTTCAGGAAACTCATCAGACATCGATCGTATGCCTTCTGTTCGTGAATTTCCTTCAATCGGTACACCTGCAAACATCGTAAACGTGCCTGTTTATGGTCAAAACACATCTTCACAGATTCAAGGTCAGGCTGATGCGCCTACTCTTGAAGTTACTGTAAACTATGTTGCTAATGACATGACAGACTTCCACACACTAATCGGAACAGAAGTTTACTTCCGCTTTATGATGTGTTCTGCAGCAGTAGATCTTACTACATCTTTGGGTGCAACTCTTGCAACAGACAACACAGAGTTCTACTTTAAAGGTAAAATTGAAGCAATCTTGGTTAACCCTGCATTGACAGATGCTACAACTGCAACTGTTACATTGTCAGCACAATCAGATTTCTTTGGCCCTGCAACTATTGCAGCAGCTTAATAAATAAAATTAGAGGGGGCATTAGCCCCTTCTTATCATTAGTAGAGAAAGTATATTATGGATAAACCATTTAGTAAAGCATTTGTTATGCGAACTACATTCCGTCATATGCGACGTAGTGTAGATATTAGTATTCGTAAAAGTTTTGAGCGTTTTAAAGATTTTACTGAAGATTCACGAGAAGGAAAAGAGTGTTTAGAAACTCTTTCTGTTCTACATACAGTAAGAAAAATGCTTGATGACTTTCAAGCAAACAATCAAGAATTATTTACGGAAAAAGATAAAATTAGTTAAGGTGTATTATGAAACATTTAGTTGGAAAACAAATTACAAAAAAAGTATCCTTTATGGATGATGAAGTTGAAATTAAGAAGCTCTCTGTAGGAGAAGTTTTAAAAGTACAAACTATTATTAATAAATCGACAAAATCAAAATCAGATGACGCTCAAGTTCAACTTATACGTGATGTAATTAAATTAGCGGTAATCGGAGCCGATGAACTTACCGATGAAGATTTTAAGAAGTTTCCTCTAGCTGAATTAAATTCTCTTTCAGAAGAAATAATTAGTTATTCAGGGCTAGGCGCAGGTAATGATTCTGCAGCGGGAAACTAACTGAATTTGAAGAATCAATTTATGAAATTGCTTATGAATTAAAAATTCCTGTCTATAAATTAGAAGAAGAAATGCCTTATACTGAAATGTTAAAGTGGATAGATTATTTTAAAAAACGGCCTGTAGGCTGGAGAGATGATCATAGAACTTACATGCTTTTAAGAGCACAAGGTGTAAAAGAGAAACCTGAAAATGTTTTTGCTTCTTTAAAACAAATTGAAAAATATCGTCAAGAAAGTCAGGAAGATGATAAAGCAATGCCACAAGGCAGAATACTAGAAATGATGCTTAAGGCTAAAAATGGAGATTCTTCGGGTTGGAAACCTAAATGGGGGAGGCCCAAAAATGAAAGTAAGTCTTGATATAGTTGACTTTAAAAAAGAAATGAAAAGAGTAGAACAAGAAGTTCTTGAACTAGGAAACATAGAAATTGAAGAAAGAGTAGATTATGCTACAGAAACATTACGACAAGTAACGCCTGTAGACACTGGTAAAGCTCGCTCTGGATGGTATAATGAAAAATATAAAGATTATGCAGGAAATTCAGAAGCTTCAATAATTAATGAAGTTGATTATATCGACGTACTAAATAATGGGCATAGCAAACAAGCCCCAAAATATTTTATAGAACAAGTTCTAATAAAAATAGGAATACTAACCCCTAATTTATTAAGGAGAAATCCATGAGTGGTGTAGAAT